GATACTTCAGAACTTGAAACTATAACTCGGTTAATCACTGAAGTGTAACCAAAAGGTATCGTTTCAATCGTAGCTGACACTTGGGACTTTTGGAAAGTTATTTCAGTGACTGCTAAAACTCTAAAAGAAACAATCCTAAAACGTGAAGGTAGAGTTGTTTTCAGACCTGATTCTGGAGACCCTGTTAAAATCATAACTGGTGACCAAGATGCTGAAGTTGGTTCTTTAGAAAACAAAGGAGCTGTTCAAGTTCTTTGGGATTTGTTCGGAGGGACTGTCAACGATGAAGGGTTTAAAAATATAGACACACATGTAGGTTTGATTTACGGAGATTCGATCACTCCAGAACGAGCTAATGAAATTCTAAAACGTTTACACGATGCTGGTTTTGCAAGTGATAATATCGTTTTCGGTATTGGTTCTTACACTTACAACTACTCAACTCGCGATTCCATCGGAGCTGCTGTGAAAGCAACTTACGGTATTATCGACGGAAACCCTTGCAACATTTTCAAAAATCCAAAAACTGACAACGGAACTAAAAAATCAGCGAAGGGGTTACTCAGAGTAGTTCTCGAAGATGACGAGTTCAAACTACTCCAAGAACAACCAAACCACGAAAACAGCGAGTTGAAAACTGTGTTTAAAAACGGAATCGCTACGGATTTACAAACGTTCACTGATATTCGAAATCGCATTTTACAAGGTTGAATTACGGAAGGTGCTTTTTTTTGGAGCACCTTCTATTATTTGATTGCGCGTTTGCGCATTTGTACAGCGTAACAATACGACTATTAAAAAAAAACGCAAACATATGCTATGGATGCTGTTTCTACGTCGGTTTCTGCACAAGTGCGAATCATTTTGCAAAAAGTTAATATTTGGTCATCCAGGAGTGAAAAAAACATGAAAGTTATACTAAACAGACGTTCAAAGTATCAATTCAAAAACAACCACGGTTTAAAACGCGCGTGGAATGATTTTATCGATTGGAATCCTTTGTTGAAAGATTACGTTAGGATTGACGCAGAGGATTGTTTTAGTGCTGATTACACAAGTAGTTTGATTATGTGCCCGTTGTTAACAAGGATGATGAATGCACAACACGGGTATGGGGCTGTTGACAACGAAGATGTTCCTGAAGAATTGAGATGTACTGAGTTACACGATGAGAAAAAATACAAATGGTTGCTTGAAGAAGTGGTTTGGGCTTTGGGAGAAATATCAACTAATGAAAGTAATGTGCCGATTGCTGACACAGATTCTTCTGAAGATTATGCAAAATACAACGAACGAATTCAAAATGGTTGTTTGTTGATGGGCAAATACTTCCGATCCTTTTGGACTTGAATTTTTTTGTTTACAACTACTAGTTTTTAGTATACAATACACGAAGTTACAATTTGTAAAAAGGGAGTTCTGTATGAAAGTTTATAACCTAGCACCAATGTATTTGAGTTCAATTCAACAAGGTATCCAAGCAGCTCATGCTCAAGTGAAGCTTGTTAAAAAATACTCAGATGACACGTCTGTTCAATCCTGGGTAGATTCACCAACCACTGTGTGTTTAAACGGTGGTTCTTCAATTCGGATGCATGAATTTAAAGATTTTTTGGAAATGTACTCCACTTTACCTTGGACCTTTTTTCGCGAAGACGAAGAATCACTAGAGGGGTTATTAACTAACATCTGTATCTTAGTTCCCGAACATGTATCAGCAGCTTACTACGAACTTGTCGAAAACAAAGAATACTTAGTAGATGGCGAATACGTAGAGTTTGAAACACTTGAAGATTTTTTCACAGCTATCAACATCAACACACCAAGTGAAACCCTAACAGCATACGAAGAATTCACAAACATCTACGGAGAACTGAACATCTTTGAAGTATTACTAAGCGACCGTCTACGCTCATTTAAACTAGCACATTAATCAATCTTTGATCAATCGGAGTAGAAGCGATGAATAGAATTACTATGGGCAATTATGGAAGCACTGTTAACACAAACCGTAGGTTGAAAGAGCTTAAAACCGCGTTTGAACGTGAGTCGGGGTGGATATTTGAACGCGAGAGTGTTCAAGGCGATAATAGAATTATGGTTACGTATCCAGATGGGATGTGTGTAACTCATGAAGATGTTGGTGATTATATTCGTAAAAAATCTATTGAATCTAGGAAAAAAATTCGTGAAGCGGACGTGAAGCTATGAAACTAATTTTAGGTTTAATTCTGTGCGTTGTTATTTCAGGGTGTCAGTTTTTAAGCACTGAATCTGGTGGGTATTTGGACCCAAATACTAAGTTAATAAAAGCCCGTTCTAGTAGGATTGAATCTGCTGGAGCTGACTTGAGAGTTTACGAGTTCACTCCTTTGAGTGACCCTACCAAAACTTGTATTTTTGTAGCCGGTGGGAGAAAAGGTGGACTTGTGTGTTTTGATAAACCATGAGTTTAATTATAGACTTAACTGTGTACTTTATAATCCCAACGGTTGGGTTGTTGTCAGTTTTAATCGGATTTAAGTGTTACTTAGAATGCAAATTTAAAAAGAAGTTAAAATGTCCAGTTGAACATGATAAAAAATCAGGAGTGACTGTTGAACACTAAGTTTGAATCAATATTGTTAAAATCGATAACACACGACGATGAGGTTTTTTCAAAACTGTTACCTCTCATTGAAGTTAAATATTTCCAAGAAGTTGGCGACCAGGAAACATTTAAACTAATCAAGCAGTATTTTAAAGAATACCGGGGAAAACCGTCTTTGACGGAGTTAGTAGCTTTAGTGAAGGGTGTAAGCAACGGGGAAATCCGCCAAAGTATCATAGATTCTTTGCAAATCATCAGCGGAACTGAACTAGTCGAGAATGTAGATTTCATGTGCTCTGAAACCGTGAAATGGATTAAAGATTCTTTGTATTTGGAAGCTTTGCAAATCGGCTCCGAAGGGTTGATGAAGAAATCAGATGAGTTAAAACTCAAAGCTCAGCAGATTTTAGAACAACGATCTAAAATCAACATCGACACTGATTTAGGTGTTGATTTTGACGACATTGAACAGATGATAGAATACTACAGTGAACGCAACGTTGGGATTTTAACACAACATGAAGAACTAAACAAACGTCTAGGATCTGGTTTTTTACCAGGGACGTTGAGTGTTGTGTTAGCCCCGGCCGGTGGTGGTAAATCTTTATTCTTAACTGATTTGATTTCAGGGATGATTAAAGATAATAAAAAAATACTTTTAGTTTCTTTAGAAATGCAAGATAAAGAAATTATGAAACGTGTCCACGCTAACGCGTTAAACCTACCAATCAATTCTCTTATGGATTTGAACAAAACTGAAGCTGAATTGGCTAGGTTGGTAGAAGAACGTGAATCTGCAAGAGTTTTGTACAAAGATGACATTATACGAGCTTACAACTCGTTAAAAACATCCGGTTCTTGTGGCAAACTGTACGTTAAAGACTACCCAGCTGGGACGTTTTCAGCTTTGCAATTGGAACAACTAGTTGAAACGTACAAAATGGAAAAGGGTATTGAGTTTGATCTAGTGTTTATCGATTATATAGGTATTATGAAATCAGATTTAGTAACACCTGCTGCTGGTTTGTACTCATACGTCAAATCAATCGGTGAAGAAGTCAGAGCTTCTGCTAAAAAACTAAAATTACCGATTATTAGCTGTTCACAGTTGAATCGTTCAGCATACGGCAACAAAGAAGCATCCAATGACACAATCTCTGACTCGATAGGTACGGCTCAAACTGCTGACTGGATGCTGTTCTTGTTACAAACTGAAGAAATGAAAGCAACTAAAGAGATTATCTGTAAAGTTACAAAAAACCGCTTCAATGGAATAACAGACACTTGGAAAATGAACATAGATTACGAACACATGAGATTTATGGCTCAACCCGAAGTCAATAAAGAAGAAAAAATAAAACAAATAGAACCATACAAACAAGCAAATAATCCAACAATTGAGAATTTTGGAATTGGAATTGAACCAACAGAAGAAGAAACAGATCTAGCGTTTGCTAAAATTCAAGCTAAAGAACAAAAATCCAATGAAGTTTACGCAGACGAACAAATTAAAGAGATAACCAACCATGATTTTGAGATTTTAGCACGAATGGAACCAAAAATACAATTAACAGAAGAAGAACAAATGATGAAAGATTTAGGGTTGTGAGTGTTTTCAAAGATCTGAAACGTAGGGGATATTTATGAGAAAATCTTTAGGAATTTCATATCTAGGATCTAAAAATACAATCGCTGACGAAATAGTTGAACATATAATCAACGAAAACCCAAAAATAGAGCACGTTTGGGATTTGTGTGGAGGAGGTGGGGCTATTTCTCATGCGTTTCTCAAAAGACAAATAAAAGTACACTTTAATGAAAAACACACAGGCGTTTGTAATTTTATAAAAGAACTAAACGACGGCAAAACTGATGATTTGCTAAAATGGTGTAGTCGGGAACGATTCTTTGAAGAAATGGAAACAAACGGTTCTGTAAAAACCTTATTTTCTTTCAATTCAAATCTCACGAATTACACATTTAGCAAAAAGAACGAAGAAATTCATAAAATCGCACATGAACTTGTTGTTAACTTAGATACTTGTAATTTAAACTTGTTGACTAAAACATACGAAAAATTAAACATAGATGCTGTTTTGTCTGGTGAAAATTACGATAAACGAAAAAACACACTACACAACGAACTGTTGAAAAAACACAACAAACAATTCATACAAATCAACCTGTATCGAGCAAAACGAGCCTTGAAATTCTCAAAATTCATACAAGGGAAACTAATAATCCACAATGAGTGCATGTTCAATTTGAACATCACAACCCCTGAAGAGACTACAGTAATATACATAGACCCGCCTTATGAAAATACTTGGGAATACTCCAACAAGATGAACTACAAAATACTAACTGAATATGTAAAAAACTCCAATTTTAAAATATACATGTCTGGTTATGAAAACAATTACTTAAAGCAAGTCTTCGAAATACGCAAACAAAGTTCCGTACAAACAAACGCCCACACAGTGGTAAAAGAAAGACTGTTCGCAAATAGATGAAAAAGCAAATGTATAAATAACTAATAAAAACAAGATGGGGTTTAATTATGAAATTTTTACAATTTGTTTACCAAGATAAACTAGGCGATATTACGCACGAACTCGAAGAAATGAATAGTTTCGAAATCGACGAATTTGGTAGTTTTTTATACAATACGTTTTTTGACAATATTCAAGATGCTGAGGATGACGAAGGAGTGTTTGATTTAGCTGATGTTCAGGCAATGATCGAAGCGTTGGGTCCTATGCTGTATGATTTTATTCTTGAACTGTTAGAATCTACTGAAGAATTGGAAGAGTCTGTTTCTAGGAGTTTGAAAAGGTCAAACATAAACCGTAAAAAACGTACGTTTATGAGTAACACAAAGGCAGATTTGCGTAAAACCCAAGTTGAACGTAGGAAAAAGAACCGACTTTCTAGAGTTGATAGAAAACGTTACTACATGGTTAATAAGAAAAATATTCAAAGTTATCAAAAAAGTAGAAACGCGGCTATTAAATCAGGTCAACACAAAGTCAAAATTCGCCACAACGCTTAATGGATAGACTAGTCACGTTCAACGAAACTGTTAGGTACAACACAGAAGAGTTTCAAAAGTTCAAAGAACGCACATCGTGTAGTTATGAACATATAGAATCTTTGGTGTTTGTGTTTTTCAAAGGCGTTCACATAGCTACGTATAATAAAAAAACACAAATACTAGACACAGACTGTGTTGATGTATTCTTGAAATGAATTGTGTACCTCGTTGGTATTTTAGTGTACAATACAACCCATGAAAAACAAAGTAACTGTTATTTTATATGAACTTCTAGTTTGTGTAATTTGCGGAGTTGCTTTGTTTTATCGTGAGTGTGTTGTTTTCACACATATTAACTGATTCAGTTAATATGTGTGAAAACAAGGAGATTTAGAAATATGTCAGTTTTAACCATTGTTTTGCTTGCGACTTTCGCAGTTTTGGGTTTTGGGTTCTTGTCGTGGTTAGATGGCATAAACGATGAGATGGGTGATGTTGCTTATTCGTTGTCTAAGTTCAAGCACAAGGAAGATGACTGAACCCACATCTAAGCTCGACGCTTTAGTATATGAATTTCAGGTTTATATATATAAAAAGTTTACTTTATTTGAAATTAGTGTACGATTCACTTTATAGAGATACATAAAAGGAAATAATTATGAAATTATCATTTAAGCAGTTCGTAGAATCAGAAGAAGCAAACCAATATGTTGACGTTAATATGCTGCAGTCAACGTTGATGCGTCGGTTGGGTTCTAAAATGTCGAAAATTGGTTGGGATGGGGGAACTCTAGGAACTGGAATTGTAGCTATGGTTGATAAAGAAGACAGTAGTTTTGCAGACGCGGTTGATTGTGTTAATGATTTTTTAACAGCTCAAAAGATGGAATCTTTAACAAATGGTAAATCTTCAGGGGAACTTCAAGCTAATTACAGAGGAGCTATTTTATCAGTTGTTGAAACTGACAAAACATATAAAATCCTAATCACTAAGTGATAAACAACTAAGTGATAAACAACTAAGTGATAAACAACTAAGAGCTCGGGTGAAATTTGTTTCATCTGAGTTTTTTTTATAAACCGGTCAACGCTCTGGGAAAATTAAGTATATGAATAAAATTCCTGATTCCAAAACAGAGCAAACCCGTTCTGGGAAACGCACGACAGTACAGATTACATATATTGGTCAAAAAAAACGATTCGTTTTCAAAAAGCCAAAATAATATAGCGTTTCGTGCTTTATAAATAAAATGCATGAAACAAACAGAACGGTCTATTTTGATTGGTACATATGATTAATCGTAAACGATTCCAAGAATATTTATCCAGTTTAAACCACAATGTTAAACTACACGGCAATTTTTTAGGTATTGTCAAGAAAGACTTCCCAAAATGGGAAGGATGGTCAATCATAGCTAAACACAAATCTGCTGGAGTTAAAGTTCAAGATATTGTAGATTCTACGTTAGATTGTTTAGTAGTTAACCATTATTATTTAGAATTTATCAAGTATACATACAAATGTATGTTGTGACTTGTTTTAGGAGAATTATATGGCTAAACTTAAAAACATTGAAATAAACAAGTACAATTTGTCTTTGTTTTACAGGTTCAAACGTAGGGAATTTAGAGTAGTTCACTATGACACTATCGCTATGAACGAATCTTCCAAAAGAGTAGTTCACAACGACGTGTATGTAGTTGAAATGCGTTTAAAATACTTCAACTTTGGAATATTCAGCACCGGTTGGAATCCTAACTGGTGTAGACATTTCGAAGGTTACTACGCTACAAACACGTCAGTACACAAAACAAAAGATGGAGCTTCGGAACAACTGCAAAATATAGTGAACGAAATAGAAGTTCATACTCCATTATATAAATCTACACCAACCGTTGTAGACGAATCTACTATTTGTTTGTAATCTTTACATTTACCTAAATTAACAGCGTACCAACCTATGTATTTTTCGAACCCTGAATTTTTAGCTCTCGTTCTACCAATTTTAGTTGAGTAAATATGCGTGTCGTTTCGGTAAGAATTTTTCAAAGCGGTTGTTGGTAAATTTAAAATTCTAGACCCTTCTGTAAAATCACCAAAGAACGTATGCTTGAGTTTGCCTTTTGAATCGAACACTTTTACAACATTCGAGTTTGCGTTGTTTGAGCCTTTTAATATTCCGGTTTTTTTAGTAGTTTTGGCTGATTTAATAGATTTATTTTGAGCGATAGTTAGTCCATTTGCTTCAACGGTTGAAGTCATTGTTTTGGCAGATTTTTTAGAAATTGTTTGGTAGTAACCGGGTGTTTTTAATTTAGTTTTTTGGTTTTGGCACCTATTATTTTCTTGTTTTGAATGCCGTCAGTTAGCGAGTTGTGCCATTGACTGTGACATTCTGAAAATTTCTTTTTAGCAGTTTCGTACATAACAGAGTTGTAACTTTTGAGTTTTCCATTTTTGGTGTTTTTGTTGCACATTGCGTAGAACGCATACCACATCTTACCTTGTAACGCTTTAGCTAACATCCAATGTGCTAAGAAATGAACACGTAATGGCAAATCTACCAAATTCCACGGTTCTTTGGAATATTCTTGGAACATATCTTTTGGTAACACGTGGTGCTTTTCCGTCACTGTCGATTCAAAAGTCATGTCTGAATAATGTTGGATGAATTTTAAATAACGTTTTAAGTACCTTTCTGATTGAACACCAGTGAACAACTCAAATAAAATCAAGTGGTGAACACTACTGAAAAATTTGAATGTTCTGAATGTTCATCTTCTGAAATCATATCTTCGTAATCTTCATCAGTTCCTGCATCGAATGACCCAATGGTTAACAACTCACTGAAAGAAATCTTTTGTTCATTTGGCTCATCTGCGTACAAATGTTCCACTAACTGTTTCATATCTTCGAAGTTTTTCATATCACAAAACGGAGTGAACGTCATAGCCAAAGACATAACCATATCGTCGTGAGCACCCGTATCTGCTTGGTATTTCTTGTTGATTAAAATAAACCGTTGAAATTCTTTAATTGTTCTGTTGTCTTGAACCTTTAATTTGGAGTTTTCAATGAATAATTTCATAGTTAAAAGTATTTGTTTTCTGGTTTTAGAAGTGGTTCTTAACCCTGGGTATTTTTTCTTTTGGTTTCTTCCTTGAGCTTTGTCAAAGTGCAAGTTTTCATATTCGTAAGTTTGGTACATAACGTCAGCACAACTTTGTCCAGCCCCCTCATTGTTTTCGATTATCAAATACGGTTGGTTGTACCACTCACACCACTCGTTCAAAAACTCAGGCATCAACAAGTAGTCAATTTGCAAATCAGCACAAGCTACTTGCTCGAAATTAAAATCAGTTATATCTACTACTTGAACAGCAAACGCATCTTCTCCATCTTTAGAAGCATCTACGGTCATTATATATTGGTGGTTTTCCTGAGGAGGTTTGTAAA